TAGAAAATTCATGATAAACTTGACTCATGGGTAATAAAAAGTGGTATAATTGGAAGATGTCTAAGATAAATCAAAAACCCAATTGGCAAAGCAAAAATAATAATGATGATTTTACAATTCCAGAGAGCGATACAAATGTTATGACTGAATCAGAATCAACAATAAACATTGAACCTAAAATCGTTCAACAAGATCAAGGTTTAGATGTTAATTTAATTATAGCCGGTTTTCAAGAAAAATTGTCTCAAACCATGACCGAATTAGTGGTAAAAGATGCTACAATTAAACAATTATTACTTCAAATAGAAAAACTAAAAGGAAGATAAAATGAGCGATAATACACAAGAAGCACCAAAAGAGTTTAAAATTGAAATTATTATTTCTGACAAAAATATGTCTTATAAAAGCGACTTTTCAGAGCCGGACACCTTGTTCTGGATAGACGCTGTTAAGTACACTATCTTAAAAAAGACTTTTGATGCCTCAGTGCAAGAAAGCTAATTAAATTACCAAAAAGGTCTACTATTTGTTTAGACCTCAATTTTTGGACGTTTAACTATGGCTATTCGAAAATATTTTCAACCTCAAAATAAAGAATCTGAACTAGATTTTGTTGCAAAAACTCTTAAAGGTGAAGATGTAAAATCTTTAAGTAAAGCATTTAAAATAGCAGCTCTTGCTCTTGGCTATCGTGGAACAAATTATTACTTCGCGGGAAGAAGTAATTTTGAGCCGTCACCATACGACTTTGATAGAATTATGCAGGCTGTTGATACAGATTCTTATGTAAAACAAGCAGTTCAAAAATATAAAGAATTGTTTTGGAAAGAAGGTTGGAAAGTAACAGGGGAAAATCAAGAGGCGGTTTCTTACATATATCAAAGAATAGACTACATGGAAATGGCAATGAAAAAACCATTTCTAGATTTTCTTATAGAAGTATCTGATCAAATGATCAAGTTTGGCAATGTATTCATTGTTAAGGCAAGGGGCGATTTAAATCAATATTTTCCCTCAAAGTTAACTCCAGTTGGTGAAAATAACTCGATGCCCGTAACTGGATATTATTTGATACCAACCGAGCAGGTGAGAATTCTTAGAGATAAATACAACAGACCCAAATCGTACATGCAACAAACCGACCCGATGACGTATGCTCCGACTGATCGAGATCCGGTTTGGTCTGCCGATAGGGTCATACATTTATATTTTGACAGAAAACCAGGTAGAGCTTTTGGAACTCCATTTTTAGTCAATGCCCTAGATGACGTTGTTGCCCTTAGGCAAATGGAAGAAGACATTCAAAACCTTGTTCACAGAGAGTTGTTTCCTCTATATAAGTATGTTATCGGAACCGCTGATCAACCAGCTGAACCAGAAGAAATAGAAAGGGCAGCGGCGGAAATAGAAAATCTAAGATCAGAAGGTGGATTAATTTTGCCCTATAGACATGATGTGGATGTCATAGGAGCTGGCAAAGAAGTTCTGGATGCAGACGCCTATTTGCATCACTTTAAGGAGAGAGTCTCAATTGGCCTTGGAATGTCGCCGCATCATTTAGGTATGACAATGAATGGCGGGAATAGATCAATGACGGAAAGACTTGATACATCTTTGTATGATAAGATAAAGCAGTTTCAAAAACAATTTGCAGAAATGATTAGGTTAAATATATTTAATGAGTTGTTATTTGAGGGTGGATTTGACCCGATTCAAAATCCAATAGAATCAGATTTATCCGAAAGATGTTTTTTTAAGTTTAATGAGATAGATGTTGATACTCAAGTTAAGAGAGAAACTCACGTAATGCAAAAATATGTTAATTCATTAATTACTTTGCCAGAAGCAAGAATTGAACTTGGATTAGACCCAGAAACTGAAGTTGATGATTTGTTTACCGGAATACAAACAACCTTGCAGAAAGACCTAATAGGTACACAACAACAGGCTCAAGATGCAAATTCTGACAAGCAAGAACCAGCCAAAAGCGGGCAAAGAAACCTTCCATCCAAAAGAAGGGGGGCTGGCAATGCAACCAGACCGCAAAACCAGTCTGGAAGAAGAACATCTCCTAATATCAAAAGATCTGACAATAGTTGGGTAAATATGGTTGAAAATTTACTAGAAGAGCAGTATGATGTGAAGATAGAAAATATAGACGAAAAAGACAAAAGTGAGGAATAAAAATGTCGTTTGAAATTAAATCAGAAGTATCAAAACAATATTTACTCGAAGAAAACGCTGTTACCGGTTTTGAAATGGCAGTAAAAAACGGCCAATCTAGACTTGCTCTAGAAATACTAGTTGACGTAGTGCATGGAATGATGGAAGTATTCAATCTAATTATGGACGATGAAACTGAAGAAGAAACGACAAAAGAAGTAGAAGTTCAGGAAACTGAATTGACGAAAAAGGATAAAAAGCCCGCAGAAAAGAAAGCGGAACCTAAGGTTGAAGAAAAACCAGCAGCATTGAAAGAGTCTAAGAACGTTACACAGTAATGAAGCTTATAATAGGTTGCCCTATATACAAACGCGATTGGATAATTCCGGTTTGGGTTGCAGCAATTGAGCGACAATCTTTTCCCCTAAATGACATAGGATTTGTTTTTGTAGCTTCCGAATCTGATACTGAAACTATATCCATGTTGAATAAATGGAAAAATCTACACACAGAAATTCCCCTTTTTGATATAGTCATCAAAGATGATGTACCTCACCATGAGCATTCTCAAAACTCAAGACAGTGGACAATGTCCAAATATCATCATATGATTTCTTTGAGAAATTGTTTGCTAGAAAAGGTGAGAAAGCACAACTCAGATTTTTTCTTCAGTCTTGATTCAGATGTAATTCTGCAGAATAGCTCAACGATAGAATTACTCATTAGTCACATCAAAGATGGCGCAGATGCAGTAAGTCCGCTAATGTTTATGACTCCATTTGGAATGGAATATCCGAGTGTCATGAGCTGGATAGACGAACCCGGAAAGAAAGCTCAAAGAGCAAAGAATTATCCAATAGGTACATATTTTAAATCAGACATAATTATGGCAGCAAAAATGATGTCAAAGCAAGTTTTGCAAAATGTTGATTACGTTTTTCATTCTCAAGGAGAAGATCTTGGCTGGAGCGCTAATGCTTACTCCAAGGGATACAGAAATCTATTTAGTGCCTCATATATATATGCACCTCATATTATGCACAAGGAAATGTTGATGTCATATTTAAATAACGGCGATGCCAGACAAATTCAGCTACTTGCAAACCCGTTAAAAATATGATATCTTTGTATAAAATTGTTTAATCTTATAAAAGTAAATTTACTATAGTTATAGATATTTAAATGGAGTGTAAAAATGGCTTTTAATTTTACTGAAACATTTACAATCGAGATGCCAGATTTTCAAAAGGTTGATATTGATTTTTCGGAGGCAGATAAAGCTTCTAAGGGTTTAATTATAGAAGTGGCTGCAATACACGAGCGGACTAACCGCCAATTATAACAATTATTCAGCCGCAGAGTTGGAAAAAGCATTGCAGTCTTGGGTTGAACCATATCCAAAGCCAATTATTTTAAATCATGATTTAAACTCAGAACCGATTGGCAGAGTCATGGCTGCAAAAATGGATAAAGAACAAGATGGAGCCTCCTACGTCAGACTTCAAGTAGCTATTACTGATCCAACAGCAATTCAAAAGGTTTTAGACAAAAGATATTTGACAGGTTCAGTTGGCGGAAGAGCCGGAAAAGCTCTATGCTCTATTTCCGGAGACGATTTGGCAGCCGAATCATCGGACGGAAAGCCAAAGTTTCCAAAGTATAAAAGAGGTCAGATTTACAAGGGTAAATTGGCATTTATAGACATGCAAGACATTTCTTTTAAAGAATATTCTTTTGTCAATCAACCCGCTGATGGTAAGTCTGGTATCAGAAAATCTTCCTCTGGAGACACTCCAGTGCAAAATTCAGGTGATGATTGGGTGGCTCGTAGTTCGGCATTTATTTTAAATATGGATGAAGAAGACATTTATTCAGTTGAAGAACAAAGGTCTATTTTAAAAAACCTAAAAAGAAAAGAATCCAAACCACTTTATCTTCACCTGAAGGGTTCCTTCCTTACGGCAATGGCCATTCAGGAAAGTGAAACTTATAAGGCCGAAAACAATTCATTACTATTTGATAAAGAAATTGAGAATAAAGAGGAGTCTCCAAAAATGAAAGAAAATCCGCAAGAGGATAATGTGCTTGCAGTTGTTGAGTCTTTGGCGCAGGATCTTGCAACAACGAAAGATATTCCTAATGAAAACAGCGAAATCAAAACAGGGAGCACAGAAGTAGCGCAAGAAGTTGTCGAACCAAAGGTTGAGGAAAGCAAAGAAGAAAATTCCGAAACCGAAGAAAATAAAGTCTCAAATGACAATTCAGAAAAAGCAGATGAACAATCGATTGAGGTTGTTGATTCCGAGAAAGCTGAAGAGCCAAAAGAGAAGTCTGAAGAAATTCAGACTGAGCCTCAAGAGCAGCCAAAAGAAGAGGCCTCACTCAATAGTGAAGAAAAAGTAGCTACTGAGCCCGAGCAATCCGAATTGCTTGAAAGAGTAAAGGCGCTCGAAGAGGAGAATGCCAAGCTGAAGAAAGCACTTCACAACACACTAGTTGATCGTGTTGTGGATGCAAAAATATCGGTTGGTCTTGAATCAGCATCAAATAGAGAATCAGCAATAGAAGATCACAGAAATCGCAGTGCATCTTCTTTGGCCGATTCCCTAAGAGATTTGGCAAAGATGCCCCAGCAAAAAAATGCAAAGGTAGAAATGCCAGAGATTACCTCTGAAATAGAAGTCGTAGAGGGTGAGAAAAATGCAATCACTCTTGATGATGAAAAGAAAGAGGACAAGGCTGATGAAAAGAATTCCGTAGAGCAGCTTTTCGTAGACACGCTTATGGGTCGCCGTAAGCTCTAATTCAAACACTAACAGGAGAAAATAATATGTCATTAGCAAAGTTTCGTAAAGTAGGCACCAAGACAGGTGCCGGTCGTTTCGTGGTTTCTGAGGGTATTGCCCCAGCAGCCTACCTGCTTCCTCACCCAAGTCTACCAACTTGGTATCAGGACAGCGAAGATGATCGTTTTGAAATTGTAATCACAAAGGGTACAATCCTTTCTGTGGTTGCAGATTCAAATGGCGATTCAAGAGTCGTTCCAGCAAATGGATCAAGTGCAGCAGTTACATGGGGTGACACGGTCAGTGGATGGGATCCACTAAACGGTGCAACTCCAAGCTACAGCAGTGGTTCAGTTGATACGCCAGTTACCGTTGCTGCACGTTCAGTGCCAATTGGTTGTGCGCAATACGATCTGTATCGTCCATTTGATAAGGGCACCTCACAGGGTGCAGGTTTCATCACTCACGGATATGTCGAATATCCAATGGTGAGTGCTGTTAACGCAGACGTAACAGTTGGTTCGGTCGTGAGATCAGACCACATGGGCCGTCCCGTTTTGGCAGCTGCAGGCGACTTCTATGCGTCGAGTGCAGCCTATTCTTACCTCCAGGTTGGTAAGGTAGTAGAGGTAGAAAAGTTTGCAACCAACTTCGATGATGGTCTGCTTTCCTACATGCAATTGCCATCAGATCCAGGTGCACTCAAGACAGTGTTCGAGCTTACAAGAGCAGGCACTTTCAAGGGCAAGCTTGGCATCAGATCCAATCTGGATGTTCATAATGTGGTTGGTGCATTCCGCGTCAATCTTACACTTTAATTCAAAGAAAATAACACAGGAGGAATATTCCTAAGATGAGTAAGACAATCCAAGAGCTCCTCTCGGGTCTCCCAGCTTGGGAGTCAGCACTAACCGAGGATGGGCACATCGATGAAAGTAACAGAGTAACTATTAAAGAGGCTTTTGCATCGCCAGATGCAGCAATTCTCTTTCCTAAAGTTATTTCACGTACTTTAAAAGAAGCAGCAGAACCACAGTTGTTGGTAACACCGCTTCTTTCAACAGTGCGCCTAGGTAAGGGACGCTCGTTAGAGTTTCCTGCGGTTAATGCAATCCAGGCTGCAGAAATACCAGAAGGTCAAGAGTACCCAGAGCAGGCACTCGCATTTGCTAAGCAGATCGAGGGCAAGGTCTCCAAAAAGGGTGTCAAGCTAGCTTTCACCGAGGAAGTTATCGCTGATTCTCTGTGGGACATTGTCGGCATGCACGTTCGTGCAGCTGGTCGCGCTATGGCAAGACTCAAGGAGCAGATTGCTCTTAGTCGCTTCAAGGATGCAGCAACGATTGTGTTTGACAATGACGGTTCGCAGGATGACACAACAGGCAAGGGTTTTAATGGTGCAGCCAATAAGACAATTACCTGGGATGACGTTGTGGACATGGCAGCCGTTCTCATGGCCGAAAACCATGTTCCAACAGACTTTATCCTGCACCCACTCATGTGGTCGATCTTCCTCAAAGATGCAATCTTCCACACAGGTGGTTCAGCAGCAGCGGTTAACACAAGTTGGGGCTACCGTCCACAATCAGCCGAAAGTGCACTTAATACAACAGCACCACTCGGTTTGAATGTGATCGTTTCTCCGTTCGTAAGCTTCACAGCCAAGAGCGGTAGCGACCCAGCCAAGTCAGACCTGTTCTTGATCGACCGCAACGAAGTCGGTTCTCTACTCGTCAAAGACGACATGAGCACTGACCAGTTCGATGATCCAAGCCGTGATATTCGTGCCATGAAGATGAAAGAGCGTTACGACATTGTAATGCTCGGCGATGGTGAAGGTATCACAGTTGCCAAGAACGTCAGACTGACACGCAACTATGAGGTGAACTTGCAAAAGACAGTCTCCTAATTAATACTTAGGATTGTTATAGTTACTACCTAAGCGATTTGGGGTGGCGAAAGCCACCCCTTGTTGCTTTATCTGGTTAAATTTGTTACTACTTATATTAAGATTATGATTGGGAGAATATAGTGGCCTTACCCTTGATTGACACAGTAGTTGCACTTGACGTTACTATGGTTGCGGTTAGATTTGGTAGAACAATAAAAATAAGTAGTTTAAAAAAAGAAAATTTAATTGTTCAAACAAATAGTTCTACTCCAGTAGTTGTTTCTAATCCATTTATAGATATTCAAACAATAGTTGATTACAATCAGATCTCAAGAACTCTAAAATTATATTGGGATCCTAATGCAAATTTAAATGCCAATTCAGAATATTTAATAAGATTTGTAAATTTTTTAGATGCAGTTAATGAATCTATTCCAGAGGAACAGATATCTTTTACCTGGCAGGGAAATGCTGCAACGCCATCTTCTTTTTCGTCAATTAAAGCTCCTGATCCAGGTGAAATATTAGTTGAAGATAAATCAATAAGAACAGACGCTTATACCACTGTTCAAATAGTGGCAAAGAATCCAGAATTTTATATATCAGATATATTGCCAACTAATGGTGATTTTTATATAGAAAATGATTTTAATTTAGGAAGAGCAAAGATAACATTTAATGCTCGTCCAGCATCTAATTATCTAAATAATACATTCTTTAAATGTCAAAGAAAAAAGATACAAAGAACTCCGTCAAGATGGGAAAATATTAAAACCAATGTTCAACTTCATTCATGGAAGCCAGAGGTATATATAGATTTTCCCTCCTTAAATGATGCAACTCCGGCGTATCGTACCGTTGATAAGGATTACTTTGAAAGCGGATATAAATATAGAATTATAGTCTCAAAAGATGTTGGTATTTAAGTGGCTAATGCGGTATATGTAAAAGCAAAACAGTCTCTTTTAAACGGTGAAATAAATACCTCTTCATCAAACTATAAAGTATTGTTATTGGATAAAGATCTTTATACGGTCAATCTTTCAACAGATCAATATGTTTCAGATATTCCATCCAATGCAATTAAAGGAACTTCAAATAACCTATCAAATGTAACAAGCACCAATGGAATACTAGACGCAGACGACATTTCTATAAGCCACAATGGTTCATCGTTTAATGCAATGGCAATGTATCAAGTCGGTTCATCAAACGCTAATTCAAGACTTATTATGTATATAGATAATTCAGATGGTCTTCCATTTGAGGGTAGTAATTCTAGTATTGCAATTACTATATTTTGGAGCGATACAGTTAATAAAATATTGTCACTATAAGGAAACAAAATGCCTTCACAGTATCCAGCATCTTTAGATAATTTAATTAATCCTACAATAAACGACACTCTTAATTCTGTTACGGTTCCGCATCATCTTCAGCACGCAAACGCAAACGACGCCCTAGAAGCGATACAAACAGTTCTTGGCGTAAGCCCAGCCGGCCCTCATTTAACAGTCAAAGATAGAATTATTGCTGCAGAAACCAATATTTTTAATCAATCAGTATTAAATGGTTTAACTGATGTTACTATAAATTCAGCAGAAACGGGTCAAGTTTTGCGCTACAACGGCAATGCTTGGATTAATTATGATGAAGAGAATTTAGTAGACGGAGGGAACTTCTAGATATGGCTAATATATTAAGAATTAGACGCAGAACATCTGGAGCAGCCGGAGCACCGTCAGAAATACACAATGCAGAGCTAGCATTTAATGAAGTAGATGATACTCTTTATTATGGTGAAGGCACCGCTGGAACTGGTGGTACCGGTACTGCTTTAGCTATTGCAGGTCCTGGAGCTTTTACTACCTTAACTAGCGCTCAAACAATTTCTGGCAATAAAACCTTTTCTGGAACAGTATCGGTTGAAGCTCCATCTGCGAATAGTCATGCAACAACTAAATTATATGTTGATAATCTCATTGCAAACGTAAATTCAAACATTCAAGCAGTCGCAACTTCATTTTTTGTAACTGGTGACAGTGGTAGTTCTCAAACTATTGTATCTGGAACCGATACTTTAACCATCTCTGGTGGAATAGGCCTTAACTCAGTCGCCGGAGCAACGGATACAATTACAATCAACCTAGATAACACAGCGGTTACAGCTGGTGGATATGGTTCTAATACCACTGTCCCAACATTCGTTGTTGATGCACAAGGTAGACTAACATCTGTTACTAATCAGACAATTGCGATCAGTGCTTCGCAGGTAAATTACTTTACGGAAGAAGTACAAGATGCAGCAGCAGCGCTTTTGACTAACGGAACTCATTCTGGTATAGGCGTAACGTATGACGACGCAAATTCAAAAGTAAATCTTGATGTTGCAGACTTTACAATCACACTTGCTGGTGATTTAACTGGTAGCGTTAC